ATAAAAGATACAAGAAAAATATCAAAGAAAGAATTATTGACTACATACAAATATGTTAAAGATTTAATAATAAAAACTCTTCATATATCTCCTGAAGACATTAAACCTGTAGGTTCTTTTCTTAAGAAGAAAGAAGATGAGTTGTATGGAGATATTGATTTAGTGATAAATTTTAAAGCGTTTAATTTGACAAATGAAAAAGAAATAGATTATGTCTTCGATAAATTTACAGCGTTAGGATTTGATTGTATCAGAATGAGAGGATTTAATCAAGTTTCTATGGGTGTTCCTGTGAACGGAAATGAAAAAGATGGGATTGTTCAAGTAGATTTAATGTTATCAGAAAACTTAACGTGGTCTGAATTCGCATACGCTTCTCCAGATTTTTCGAAAAATGAATCAAAATATAAAGGTCTGTACGCAGTTAAATTAATTATGGCGATAATTTCCGAGTCTTTCAAGAAAACAGAGAAACTGGACGAAAATGGAAATGTTGAAGAATATTCTCTTATAGTATATAGAATGAATGAAGGATTATGTAATGTTTTGAAATCTCACAAAGGAATAAAAGGAAGAGTCAAAACAGCGAAGATATTAACAGAAAGTTTAATGACAAATTCTCCAAGAGAAGTCACTGATATCGCGTTCGGAAGAACATTCAGTACAGACAAAGTTCGAAATTTCGAGAAAATGTGGTTTGAAATTCATTTACCAAATTTCATTCATAAAGATAAATTAGAGTTGATAATTGACAAATTCCGTTTTACGCACATGCGACATATTGAAGAAGTTCTTTTTGAAGGTGAAGAAGGTCTTCAGTTTATAAAGTACATCTTAAGAAATCTTTCAGATAAACTAAATAAACAACCTTCGAATATTAATTTATCAGTTAAAATAGATGGCGCACCTACAATGATGTTGTGGTCAAAATTTCCAGGATTGAAAGATTACGGTGTCGGAACAAAGACTAGTGTTTAATAAAAGAACCGATCACGTCACATTCTCCAGAAGAAGTAGATGAAAATTTTGGCGATAGACCAGATTTAGCGGACGCTTTAAAACTACTTCTTAAATATGCGAAAGAAATTCAGGTTCCTGATGGAGAAATTTGGCAGGGAGATTTCTTGTTTACAAATGAGACATTAGAAGAATACACTAACAATAAGATTACGTTCAAACCAAACACTCTTCGTTATTCGACTGATAAAAATTCAGGTATTGGACAAGAAATTTTAAATTCAGAGATAGGAATAATATGGCATACAAGATACACAGGAACAGACACAACAACTGTACAACCTAACTTCAATATTAACATGAATAAAATTTCTCATCCTAAAGGAATTTATATGTCTGAACCGTATCTTCATGAAGTAGACATAAATAAGATAAAAGATTTTCATTTTAAAGAAGTTGAAGAAATGATAGAATCTATTTCAGAGAAACTTGACAAATTAAATACAAAAGAATGTGCTGAAATGTTGGAATATAAGACATTTATCTTATTATTCATAAAATATCAAAATAAGTTAATTAAAACTCAGTCTGAATTAAATTTTAAATCTTTTCCAAAATCGTTTGTTAATTTTGTTGCGATAAATAAAAATGAAAATATCGCTCAAAAAATGAAAGATTATATTCATGTTCATAAAAATTCTATTGTGTTAATCATCGATTTAACAAACCAATTATTTCGAGTTAAAAATCTTTTCTTGATAAGTCTAAATCAAACAGAAAACTTTAAAGCGTCAGTAGATTTACACACTGGAGAGTCTAAAAGTTTAAACCAGGAAGGATTTGCCGTTTCCTCGCCATGCGGAAATGTAGTTAAAATAGTGGACAGAAATGAATTCAGTTACGCTAATTTTTCTCCTGATGTTATTAAGGGTTGGCAGCACTAAAATGTCCTCAAGTGTATACGGAGATACACATCAATCATTAAGAACTTTAACAATTTATTAACACTCGAGGTAAAACTTTTCATCTTTTCGTTAATATATATTCTAAGTAACAACATTCTAAAAAGCGCTTAAGACTGAATTACTAAGAAACTAAGAAACTAAATTAACTAAAAGAAAATGGCAGACAATTACAACATGGATGCATTATTCCATCCAAAAGTAGATTTGGGCAACGCTCAAACAAAAAACACAACCGAGTACTCTCCTTCATCAGATAAAGGACAAAACGGAGTTTATAAATCCATCGTTAGATTCGTAACATGGTGGCAAGATCCAGAACATTCTATTGCAGACAAATGGGTATGTTGGTTGGTTGATCCAGTAACAAATAGAGGACGTTATGTAGATTGTCCTTCTTCAATTGGGCAACCTTCACTTTTACAAGATATGTTTTTCAAACTTCGTAAAAGCGAATCAATTCAAGAACAAAAGAAATCAGAAATTTTTAGCAGACGTCATTCTTTTACGGCAGTTGTTCAGGTTATAAAAGATGACCAAAATAAAGATGCTGAAGGAAAACTTATGATCTGGAAATTTGGAAAGAAAATCTGGGAAAAAATAGAAGCTGAAAAGAAACCTCTCATAGGAGAACCTCATGAAGCATTTGATTTACTTGATGGCAAAGCATTTGCAGTTGTCATAACAAAAGTATCAGGCTATAATAATTATGATCAATCAAAATTCCTCGATAGTAAAATCCCTCTCTTACTTCCATTAGATACAGATGGAAAAATTAATCTAGAAGGAAAATTGACTCCAATTAATGAAAAAACACCAAGAGAAACTGTATTTAATTTCTTAAAAGAATATAGTCCTGACCTTGGTAAATATGCATTTAAAGAATGGGATCAAGAAATTCACGACTATGTGAATCAAGTTATAGTAGCAGTAACTGGGCAAGTTCCATCAACTGCTTATGCAGATGTAAGAAATAAATCTACGTCTTCAGCTTCTCCTGCTCCCACAGCATCTTCAGGTGCAGTAACAGTTGGACAACCTATCCAAGAAGCTAAAAGTGGTATAACAGCAACAGATCTAACATTAGAAGACCTTAATATAGGAAGTGGATTAGATTCTGTTCCTAGTTTAGATCTTCCAGATTTGAACACAACCAAAGAAAATGATTTTGGAATTGGCGGTGATTTAGGAGCTGCACTAGAAAAACTTTAATATGCAATCAAATGTTGATATATTGAAAGGGATGAGTTTTGACTCTTCCCTTTCTTCTATTGATGCAGTTGTAAGCGATGAAGAATATAAAGAAACTCTGATATCTTTATTACAGCCAATACTAGAAGAAAGATTTCCAAACAACCCTCCAAAACAAAAGATACGTCCATATAGAGACCGTATCTCATTTGCATGTCCATATTGTGGCGATAGTATGAAAAGCGACTACAAAAAACGAGGTAACTTTATCTTAACAGGAAAATATAAAGGTTATTTCAAATGTCATAATTGTGGTGAAGCACATAGAATTGATCGCTTTTTCTCGGACTATAAAGTAAACTTAAATTTAAATCTAGTAAATTATATAGCAAAAAGTATAGAAGACTTTGCTTTCCAGGCTAATGTTAAGTATGATATGTCTCTTTTCTTAGATACAGACTCTATTGATAAGTATGCTATAGGCAGACAAGAGTTCTTAGAATTCTTTAATTTAATTGAAGTAAAAGAATCACCTGTTTGGCCTTGGTTGAAACATAGAATGCAATATGACGCAAGTAAGTTCATGTATAATGTGAAAGAAAATCATTTACTTATTCTTAATCTTACACCAGATGGGAAAATATTAGGAGCACAAAAAAGATTATTTAAAGGCTTTAATAAATATCTTACGTTTAAATTAGGCAAGATTTATGAACTAATGAAAAACTCTAATATAGTTCCAGATGAAATAGATGCAATATCTCAGATTTTTAATATATGTCTTCTTAATTATTCAAAACCAATTACACTTTTTGAAGGAGCATTTGATGCATTTTTATTTAAGAATTCGGTAGCAAACGCTGGTGCAAACAAAGGATTTATTCTTGATTTATCAGTTCGATATTTTTATGATGATGACAAAACAGGAAAAGACAAAAGCATTCAAAAACTAACAGAAGGAAATGAAGTATTTTTGTGGGGAAAACTTAAACATAATTTGGAACTCCCTTTTAGAAATAAGTGGGACTTGAATGATTTACTAATTTATCTTCGAGATAAGAACTTAAATGTTCCAAGATTACAAGATTATTTTTCAAGTGATGCTCTTGATATAATTGATATATAAAATATGAAAAAACAAAAACTTGAAACAAAGTTAGAATTTGAATTTGAAGAACAGGAAGATCTGTTTGAATTTGATGTTGATATGGAAATTAAAACTCGAAGGAAAACGAGCAATATAATAACTGTAGAACGTAAAAAGAAAAAACCGGCAGATTCTTCAACAAAATTATTTTAAAATGAAAAGAAAAGTAGTAAATGTAGGAGTGTATGAAAGAGGATTATTTATGATAGATTCAGAACCTATGAAATGTGATTTTTGCGATGAAAAGAAAATTTGTGCATCAATTAATAATATAACTATTGATGTGGTGTGTGTATGCCAAGATTGTTTAAAAGAATTTGCAAATGCGTTTAATGATGTGGAGTATATTACTTAAGATATTTAACAATGCGTCTACTAAAATTTATAAAGAAATATAAAGGAATTTCTATTATTCAGATCCTTATCAAGAAAAAAATACATTGCTTTTAGGAAGAAAAGGAAAAAAAGTAGATCCAGGATTAGTATATGTCCCTAATGATATATGGGAAGAAGGATTAAAGACAATGCAACCAGCAGTATTTGAAAAAGATGAAGTAGAAGCTCAACTTAAAGAATCAATTAAACGCACAAAATTTTCTGATTATGATTGGATTGTTTGTAATAATGATACTAACATAGAAAAATTGGAAAAGTTTATTGATAAAAAATTACAAGAATAATGGATAAAAATAGACCCGATTTTTTTCATATTAATCCTGATGTTAAAAAAGAACCTACATTAGAAGAAAAGTTTGCTGCTGAACGTTTAGAATGGTCTGGAAAGATTGCGTCTATGTCAGCTCAAATGAAAAAAATTCTAGAGATTCCTGAGTTAATGACTGAGCTTTACACAGAACGACAAAGAGCAGTTGAGTATTATCATTATCTTATATCACTTTTAATAAATGTCAACAGAACATATCGTAAATCTTATAATGATAAATGGGAATATTACACACACAAAACACAGGTAAGATATCCTAACGAATCGTCAAAAGAGAATAGAATTAAAGTAGACCTTGCAGAGCAATTAGAACAAAGAGAAACTTTAGAGAATCACTCGAAATTTATGTTGAACACAATTTCTACGTTAGACAATATTGTGTATGCAGTTCCTAGAAGAGTAGAAATAGAACAAATATCAAGAGGAAAATAAAATGATAAACATTGGAATAGTAGGTTCAAGAAAATGGACTGATAAAAACAAAGTTGGAGAGATTGTTGATTTATGTATTGAAAAATATGGCAAGGAAAATATAAGAATTGTTAGTGGCGGAGCTAAAGGTGCAGATTCTCATGGACGAGAAGTAGCTTTAGAAAAAGGACTTCAATATAGAGAATACAATCCTGCGCATACCTTATGGAATCAGTATAGCGGAAAACCAAAAGAATTCTACGGAAAAGATTATCATATAGGTCATTTCTTTGAACGTAACACTTTTATTGCTGAAGATAGTCAATTGTTATTAGCATTTATTCCAGTTGGGTGGGTATCAAATGGAACAAACGATACGATAAAAAAGACAGAAAAATTAAATAAACCCGTAATCATAATAAATTAAAATTTAAAAAAATGCAACAACATCATATATTGTTATCAGCAAATGATATATTAGAAATAAAAAATTTATATAAAGTTGTGACGTATGGAAAAATTTCTGAAATGTATAATATTCCATATAATACAGTTAGACATATTTTAAGAGGAGGGTATGATTGGTTATGCGTTTAAAAGTAAGCGACGATAAAAAATTTTTAGTGATAATTTCTTCTACACAATTAGAAATTGAGCAACTTGAGCATTCTTTTACAAAAAAATCAATTAATTGGGGAGCTGTGCGTAAAAAGGTGTTAGGTGCTTTCAAAGGATATGAAACTCACTTTGTAGATCGTTATAATAGAATTCCTATAGGACTTTGGGCCGAAGTTCAAAAACTAGCAAAAAAATATTACTTTCCTTTAGAGATTGAAGGAATAGAACATCTTTATGATAAAGAGTATGATCCTTCTAAATTCGTTGAATGGGTAAATACATTTTTTGAAGAATCACAAAAACCTCCTCGCGATTATCAAATTGAAGGAATATCAAGAGTTTTGAAATACAAATATTGCACTGAAGAAATTTCAATGTCAGGAGGTAAAACACTAATGGCGTTTATGTTATTTCGTTATCTTAATGAAATAGGACTTGTAAAGAGAATGTTATATGTAGTTCCAAGTATTGGACTCGTAACACAAACTGAAGAAGAATTTTATGAGCATGAAGATAATTGTGGAAATAAGCCTAAATGGAAGTTACAATGTGTATTTGGGGGTGCTAAGAAAGAAGATGATGAGACGAGTAATATAGTTATTGGTACATTCCAATCTTTGTCTAAGAAGGATTTAGAATACTTTGCAACTTTTGATGCAGTATTCATTGATGAGTGTTTACACCCAGATACGTTAATAACTATGGAGGACTATTCTAAAAAGAAAATAAAAGATATTAAGAAAGGAGAAAAAGTCTGGACTATTAATGAACAAACAAAGAAATTAGAAATTAAAGAAGTAGATTTTGTTTATAAAAATTTATCTAAAATTCAGCAAGTTTATGAAATTGAAATGGAAAATGGAAATATTATAAAAATAACAGGAAATCATAAAGTTTTAACATCAACTAATAGATGGAAAAGAATAGATGAATTAACAGAAAATGATGACATTATTAGCTTTGATATGATGAATATATAAATCAAAACTCACCATGACAAAGCTAGAAATATATGATTATATACAAAAAAATAGATTTAAAATAGGATGTTTAAATAAAGGTGGAGGTTTAAATAATATCAAACTATTACCAATATTTAAAGAAATAAATTACGATTTTGAAAATGAAGAAGATTTATATCTACATTTAAAAACACCTAATGCAAACGAACTAAAATGCAGATTAGATAGTTGTAATAATAAAAAAAGATTCATATCTTTTAGCCAAGGGTATAGAGATTTTTGTTCTAATAAATGTAGAAATAAATGGTTATCTATATCTAGAACTGGCGCAGGAAATCCTATTCATAGGATTAACGATGAAAATAGAAAAAAATGGAAGGCTACTTTGTCGAAACAAGTTAAAGCAAGAATAAATGCCGGAACATGGACTCCTGTAGCTACAAATTCATGGTGTCATTCACGCTATAATTTAACATTTACGCGCAATAACAAAATCATAAAACAAAAAGTACGCTCTTCTTGGGAAGCATTTTTTCAAATACTTCATCCTAATTTAAAATATGAAAAATTAAGAGTACCATATTTTAATGACAATGGATGGCATTCATATATAGTAGATTTTATTGATAACGAAAACAAATATGTATATGAATTAAAACCTAAGGCTTTAACAAAAACTAATGTTAATATAATTAAAGAAGAAGCACTATTAGCTTGGTGCAAAATTAATAATTATAAATATATTCTAATAACAGAAGAATATTTTAAAAATATCATATATGACGAAAATTTATTTAAAAATAAAGTTTTAGAATATGATAAATTGAAAAGATTTAAACTTTATTTTAAAGATGAAAATTAAAAAAATATCAAAAATAAAATATACTGGAGATGTATATAACTTAAGAATAAAAAATGAAGAGGAAACAAATCATAATTATTTCGCAAATGGTTTATGTGTATCAAATTGTCATCATGCTAAGACAAAGAGTATAAAGGATGTAATTACAAAATCATATAACTCAAAATATAATGTAGGGATGACAGGAACACTTCCCCCTAAAGGTTCTATTGATTCATTTACAGTTCAATCATATTTAGGACCTTGTGTGTATATAGTTAAATCTGCAGAGTTAATCGCTTCTAATTACGCAACACCTGTTAATGTAATTGGGATTGAAATGGATTATTTAGAAAAAGAATATAAAAAGAAACTTTACAATCTAAGAAATGTAAGTGCAGATGAAAAAGATGGCGTGAAACTTCTTAATCTTGAAAAAGATATTATTCGAGGAGACAGAAAGAGATTAGTCTATATATGTGAAACAGTAGCGAAATCTACAAAAAACTCACTTGTATTATTCTCGGATATTAAAAATGATTATGGGAGAACTATTTTTAATTGGTTAAAAGAGAACACAGAAAAGACTGTTTATTATATTGACGGAGGAACGAAAGGTGAGAATCGTGATTACTTTAAGAAACAAATGGAAGATAATGAAAATATAATCATTGTTGCATCAATTGGCACATTTTCAGAAGGCATAAATATTCATAATGTCCATAATATCTTTATAGTAGAATCAAACAAATCAGAATATATTGTAAGACAAATACTTGGTAGAGGAATGAGATTACTTGAAGGAAAAGATATTATGACTGTAATAGATTTTTGTGATAATTTTGAGTATGGATCTCATAAATATCAAAAGAAGAATTACTTGTTAAGACATGCCGATGAAAGAGCTCGAATTTATAAAGATAGAGGCTTCCCATATAAACGATTCAAAGTGAAGATTTAAGTATCTTCACTTTTTATGCTTGAATATATAAAATAAATTATCATACTATGGGTAAAATTAAAGAAAAAATTCATGAACTTGCCGATTTAGTTCAAGATATGATAAATGATGGTGTACATGATAATGAAATAGATTCTTATATTGAAGCACAAGTATCTCCTGAAGAATTTAAATTTTATCATGGTCATAAAGATTTAATATTTTATATATTAAGAAATATGCCTGAATCAAAAAATAATAAGAAAAATATGAAAAAAATAAATGAAAAGTTAGCTGGAAAAAGAGAAAAACAAGAGCGTGATGCGAATGATGATGCGAAAGATATGGACGAATCTGTAAATGAAGGAAGATATTCGCAATCTGAAGTAGAACCCAGGGATGATTTAAAAGCAAATTTTAGAAGTTATGAAGAATCTGAAAATACAATAGAAGATGCAGAACAATTATTTGATATACTTACGAATAGACATCCAAATGAAGATAGTAATTATCTTCAAAACTTAGCATATGATTGGTGTGGTGTAGAAATTCAGGGTGATTTTGATTATGATACTCGAGATAAAGAAGGGATTGACGATGAAGAATGGACTGATCCAGCAGGCGGATCACATCATGGAGATGAAGATGATCCAGCTAGACAATACGAATCACAAAAATCTAAATATGTTAAAACTTCTATAAACGAAGAATTTCCAGAAGATGGAGATGACTTTGGATTGGGAGATCTTGAATATGGCGTAAGTCAAGATAAAGATGAAGAAACAGATGACAGTGAAGAAGATGATGGAGATGAATTAGCAGATTTTGAATGGGAAGTTGGAAGTTATATCAGTAAAATTGTTAAAGATTATGATGCTGATAATTTAGGAGATGCTTTAGGTGATAATATGGCGCTAATACAACGATGTATGCAATCAGGCGTAAGCCCAGAAGAATGTGCCAAACAACTATTAACTAATGAAGAATTTTTAGAAGACATAGGAGCATTAAATGAAGCATATAGCGATAAATTAAAGTCTCATACTAAAATTCTTTCAGAACATAAAACAAAAAAAATAAACGAAATGAGAGAAGATGATGCACCAACAGCAGAAGAGGTTTTGAATAATAAACCTGAATTAAAAGCAGAATATGAAGATTGGTTATATAGAGCGATAGTTAAAATTGCTATAGATGTTAAACGTGGCGATGATGTTAATGATGCTATTTTTAATTATGCTGATGTAAAGGGTTGGTTTGAAAGAAAAACTCCAAAAGAAACAAAAATATATCAACAACGCTTTGTAAATCTTATAGGTGTTATGGAAGAACTTGGATTTGAATTAAATGATGATATGTGGAGTGTTATACACAATGAAGACAATCTCGTTAATGAATCAGAATATATTATGCCTCTTCTTGGCGAAAAAAATCTAAATGAAGCGAAGAAAAATTGGTACTATAAACCAGCTCCTTGGGCTATAGGTGCTGCAAATTCTGAAAAGAGAAAGTTCCTTAAAATTCATCCTGATGCAAAAGTGACTATTTCAGGAAAAGATGGGTTTGTAAGAGTTAATGGAAGAATAGCTTATGATATTTCGGCATCCATGGGAAATAGAGGAGATAGAAATCCACAAAGTAAATTAGAAGATGCATATCAAGTATCGCTTTCTGAATCACAAAAATCTGACTTTATAATGAAATCATTAGAAGAATCTTTATCATCAGGGGATTATAGAGCTATGGAAGGCGCTATTGAATTAGAATTTTCAGAGGATGACGGAAATATAAAAGCTACACGTGAACAACAATATAACTTTTTAATGAGTCAAGGATTCAAAAAAGAAAAAATAGAGGAATTTTTAGCAGAATGGTTTGAAGAATAAAAATAACAGATAAAAAGATAAAAAAGGGAGTCAAATTGACTCCCTTTTGATTGTTATCTTCTTCGACTTGATGAACTTCCTGAAGATGATGAACTTCCTGAACTTCTGCTTACTCCCCTAGATCCACTAGAAAATGAGCTTCTATTTTGTGCAGGTGCTGAGTAACTTCTGCTTTGTGTAGGTGCTATATTTCTTCTTGGTGCTATAACTCTCGTTTTTGTTTGTGTTTGTATATTTGTTCTTGTCTGAATATTTCTTGTTTGCGTTTGTACTTTTGCATTATTGTATAAAGGTTTTGTAGGTGTCCTTGGTTGATTATAAGAAGGGACATATGATCTGCTATTTAAATTCGTTGATTTATTTTGAGGCATAACTCTTCTAGTATCTTGAGGTCTACTTACAGCTTGTGTTGCAGGTTGAACTCTTCGATTATACGTACTCGATAATATTGAAGTTCTTTCTCTTCGTCCATATTGTACGTTATTTCTATCATACGATGTGTAATTGTTTGAAACATAATAATTATTACTCCAATGATTCCAGTTATAGTGATAATTATATCTACAAGAACTCCAGTAATTGTAACCAAAATAAAAATTATTATAATACCAAGGACTATAAAAACTCATATAAGGATTATACCCAAAATAAAAACTATTATAATAAAATGGATCGTTATAATACCAATAGTTGAAACCAAAGTGATGAAATCTATTTATTCTTCCTGAATAAAAAAATGGGTCATCTTCATAATAATTTACAATAATTTGAATTGACTTGACTTCTTCAGTTCGTTTAATTGTATCTTGTTTTTGATTATCTATAGAAGGTATAAAATATAAATCATCATATTCTGGTTTAATTGTTTCTATAGGTCCTCTTCCTGCTTCAAGTTCTTTAAGTTCCCAATACTTTTCGTAATTGGATTTTTCTTCTTTTTGCCCAAATGTCGATAAAGACAAGAACAACATAATTAATAAAATAAGTAGTTTTTTCATAGTTCATTGTTTTAGTTTAGTTTATATATAGTCTATACTTATAATACTATCTAAAACTGTGCAACTTTTTGTTAATTTTTGTTAATAATGTTAAGAATTTGTTATTTAACAATTTTTTAACAATAAAAACAGTCTTGAAAGACAAGAATATATAAATAAAGCATAAGATTTTTGTATATTTTAATAAAATTTGCATAATGGTCTTATCTAACATGAATATATAAAATAAAATCATAAATATGAGAAAATTTGGAGACTTATACAAAGAAAAATTAAATGAATCTGAAGACCGTCAAGAAACAAAAGTTTTATCAGACTTCAGACAAATTTATAATGTGATGCTAGAACACTACGGACTTTCATCTGTTCATGATTTGGATGATCCTTCACAGGTGTCATTCTTAACAGAACTTAATCATTATTGGAGTGAAGAAAAAGGATTAAGTGAAAAAGGAGAAAAATTTGTTGTTAAACGCTCAATGACTCTTAATGAAAACTCAACAACTGTTCAAAAGAAAAACTATCTTAAACTTAAAGCAACTTCTGTACTTAAAGAAACATTAAGACAATCTGATCTTAAATTCAAATTTTATAATATTATCGATGAAATATATAAACAAGTTAATGCGTCAAATCTTAATGAGACCTTATCACCTCAATCAATCACTTTAATACTTGAAAGTGCTTTTAAAGAAGCTGGAGAAGAGTTTATAGCCAATGTGAACTACGAACTCAAAGAAAGTGTAAAACCTAAGAAGAAATTTGTAGTAAAAGTAAAAGCAAAATAAAAACAAAAAATATGAAAGCAAAATTATTAAGAGAATCTTTAAATGAAGGATTCACCACAGAAGAAGGAAGAAACATCGATAAAATTGCAAGTATGTTAGGTTATGATGATTTTCATGAATTTCTTGGTGATAATCCTGGATGTTATGAAGCTATAACAAAATGGATAGATGAATATTTTTCAGATCAACTTGCAACAGAACAGTATGAACCAGAAGAACTTGAAAGACTAAATTTATATACAGCAGCTGAAAAGATTAGAGAAGATGAAGACGATGAAGACGATGAAGACGATGATGAGGATAATAAACCACCTGCTAATATAAAACCACCCCCTAAATCACCTCCTAATATAAAATTAAATTAAAAGGAGTTATGAATACATAATTTTTTAAAGATAACTATTATAAAAAAGAGCCAACAATGCTCTTTTTTTTGAATATATAAAATAATGTAAATAAATTTTGTTAAATTGACAAAATGAATTCAAATATTTATGAGAGAACAAAGTTTTTTTTCTTCACAAGAACATGGTACAGGATTTGCAAAAATTGGATTTGATCATACAAGAATAGCAGTTAGAACGATTATTGTTGATTCTTCAGATAAATTATTTATTGGCGGAAGTTTTGCAAATTATGGAGATACGTCTGCTGCAAGCATAATAAAACTTAATTCAGATGGAACTCAAGATAAATCGTTCAATGCAGGATCAGGTTTTAATGCAAACGTTCATGTAATAAAATTTAATCCATTTAATAAGGGAGAAATTTTTGTCGGAGGTGATTTTTCAACATATAATGATGTATCAGCATACCATTTAATAAAATTAAATTATGATGGAACACGAGACGCTTCTTTTACAGAAGGAATGGGTTATGGGATAGGTAATAAAAACACAACGGATGATGTAAGAGATATTGCATTTGATGCAAGCGGTAATATTTTCATAGTAGGAAATTTTCATAGTTTTAATATTCCAACAGATACTGACACATATCATGAATATGCAATTAGATTATTACCTAATGGAAATTTAGATGAAAGTTTTGTTACGGGCGATGGGTTAGGATATTATATACATCCTGGAACTTATAATTGGATTAATACTGTTTATATAGATCCAAGTGATAGTACAAGAAGCGTTTATATAGGAGGAAATTTTACGTGGTGGCAAGATTCATATAGTAAGAATTTAGCAAAATTAAACAGTGACGGAACATATAACGCAGCATTTGATGTTAGTTGGGGGTGGTTTTATGATGTTTTTCAGATTAAAAAAGATAAGCTGGGAAGATTAATTATTGGAGGGAGTAGTGATTATTGGGATAGTAGTTTACGCGAAATTGTAAACAGAAAAGGAATATCGGGGCTTGATGCTTCAACTTCTTATACAGATTGGTCATTTGATGTAAGCACTGGAATGACTGGAAGTGTATATGGTTTAGTTGAAGATATAGATGGGTTTTTTGTAATAGGTACTTGTGGTAATTACAAAGGTATTTCGAGTGATTCTTATTTCTTAAACTTAGATTCTTCAGGTATAATAAATCCTAATTTTAAGTTTTTAAAATTAGCATTTGATGGGAGTTATCCAACGAGTCCAATAACTGCAGCAATTGATTCAAACCGAAATATCTATATAGGTGGGTGGTTTGAGACCTATAAAGGACAAAATTGTTGCAAGATAGTAAAGTTAAATGAAAATTGATATATACAATAAATAAAGAATTACTATGAATATAAAACTTGTAAAAGAATCGTTAAACGAATCAGTATTAAGATATTGTGCTACCTACTTAGCTAGTGATAACAAATGGTATTTAGAATTAGCTGATAGAGAACACGGAGAACGAGATGAAGCAAATACTTATGGTCCATTTAATTCTGAAGAAAAGGCTGAGGATTACTTAAACAATTTCTCTAATCCTGGAGGAGGAGATTTTGATGATTCGGGAGAGCAACCACCCCCAACTGAAAGTCCAAACGGAAGACCGGTTCAAAGACCAAGAATGGGAAGAAGATGGTAAAAATATAAAATAAAGAATTACTATGAATATAAAACTTGTAAAAGAATCGTTAAATGAATTTTGGGATCCTGAAAGTGATGAGCTTTCAAAAGCTAAAATGGAAGCTAGAAAAATTAGTAAAGAAGAAGGATGCGTACAACATGTAAATGAAATACGTCCTGGAGTATACAAAATAGAAGACTGGTACGATTCTGTACAAACAGTCGCAAGTTACGAAAATGGTGAAGGCTTTGGATCATTTTAAAATTAAATACTAAAATATGTTAAACACGTTAGCTCAAGTCCAAGAAAAAAAAGGACCTAAGTATGTAAACGATCTTTTAAATGAAGAAGTAGTTATTACTGAAAAAATCGACACGTTTCGTTTAATCTTTGAAAAGAAAGACGGAGAAATAAAGTTTTATAAAAAAGACAACACGCTTATTACATTAATAGATCGTACATTATCTGATATATATGAAGAAGCGATATGCGAGATTCCTATTATCACTCAAGATGCAGATATTCCTGAAGGTTTATTTTTTGGAATATATTACACTCCTGTTGAAAGACCTTTAAGAATTCCTTATTCGAAACTCCCAAAATATATTTTAACAGATGTCACAAAAAGAAAAGGTAATAAAATTACTGAATGCTTTGATTATAATGTAGTTAAAGATTGGTCAGCAGTTCTTTGTATGGGAAGGCCTCCTGTTTTATTTGAAGGAAAATTAACATCAGAACAAAAGAAATTACTTATTGCATATGATACAAAAGAATATGAAGGAGAAGAAATGACATTCTCTAAAATGATTGAAAATTCTTTTAAAGCATCATATTCACAAGAAGATATAATTGAAGGAATAGTCATTAAATCAGGCAGCAAATTAACACAAATTATTTCATATGAATTTGACTTACTTAACGAAGCATATGAAAATAAAAATGAGTCTCGAGATTTATATGATATTTTAATTTCTGATTTAACTCAATTTTTAACTCGTTATAATGTTCCATTATTAGAAGCAGCAACAAAAGATGAGCTATACATCAATATAGTTTCAGATATATTCAACAGATATTCTCAAAGTAAAGGTGCGGAATTTAAATTAGATTGGCATTACCTATCTCCTCCTAAATTTGGATATGCAGGCAAATTAAATAAAAAATTCATTACAAACGAAGTATCAAAAAAATGGATTGAAAAAGCTCCAATTTATGAAGCTTTATTTAAAGTTATTTTATCATCATTGCGAAAACCTAAAAAATCTTATGGTCTTTTGACTGAAGCGATAGTAAAGAAATTCAATTCTTTAGTTTATCTTATAAATGCTTTAGTTTCCTTGAACGAAGAAACTGAAGGTGCTTGTAAATGTTTAACACAAAATTATGTTGATAATGGCAATGGTACTACTACATGTAAAGTCTGTAAAAAAACTTGGAATCACAAAAAATATGCAGAAGAAGGAAATAATAAAATAATAAATGAGTCTCGTTCGGAGAATATTGTGGTTGATGCATTTAAAAAAAGAAATCCTACAGATGTTGATAACATGAGAGTTATTGCATCAATTCAGAAAGCATTTGAACCAAAAGTTAGAGATATTGCAGGAGGTGCTAAGTCTTGTGCTGTATATCTTACAACTTATGAGCCATTTACCCAAACACAAATGGATAATGTGCATCGTATAAATGAAATGTGGAATTGCCCAGTGCTTTTAGCTGGTGTGAGTAATGAACATGAAATTGAAGGAGATAATTTCTACCCGTCAGATGATTTAATTAGAGGACAAATGACAGCATTAATGAATTCAGATAATAGTTTAATCCCATCTTTTATGCTTTTAGATTCATGGAACTTAACTGAGATATTTGAATATTGTAGACCTCATTTTGAACCAATTGTTATAATAACAGATAAAGGGAAAAAATCAGAAATGACACTTCAGTTATTTTTTGAAGAAGAAGTAATGGGTGGAAGACTTGCATGTGATCCTATATTTAACATAGGAGAACTTGATAATGAAGATAGACTTACAGCATTTCGTGCTATAGAAGACAATAATTCTTCTCTATTTCTTGAAATGACACCTACACCTATACACAATTTATTTGATAAAGTATTTTCTGAATATAGATACTGGAGCGGACAATTGTTAACCAATAAACGAAGATAAATAGAATAAAAATCAATAATTATGATGAAAAGTAAAAATGATAAAATGTTTAAACGATTACTTTCAGCTAGATCAGACGAAGAAAGAATTGATGTATTAAAAAAATATTACCCTGATGTAATTTTAAGTGATGATTTTTATGATATAGAAAGTCAATATGTAGATCCAGCAAATGATATAATAATTGAATTATTAGAAAAGGGATTTTTAAAATTTAAAGATCCAGATGAACCTTATGAAATAATATATGCAGATCAAAATTTAAAAGAAAATCAAAATGAAAATAAAATGAAAATTATGACACAATTAGTACCAGAATCATTAGAACAATTGTTCGAAGCAAAAGATGCACAAGCAGCAAAAATTCAAGCAAAAGCTGAAAAAACAAAACCTGTAAAAGTTGATCAATCAAAAGCTGAAAAATCAAAACAAGCAATTAAAGCTTTAGAAAAGCAATTGATTGATGCTAAAAAACCAGGAGCATTTAAAACAACAAGAGAAAAGAATGCAAAAATCGAAGCTTTGAATAAAAAGATTAAAGCTTGGAAAGCAAAGAAATAAAATAAATTTCAAAATATGAAAAAATATCTTTCAAAGTCTTTGAACGAGGAAGATCAAATTTTTAGTGATGCGCATGCGAAAGAGTTATTACAATTACAAGTGAATTATAATAAATCACTTCAAGACTTAAATAACAAATTGGCAAAACAAAAATCTGATTTGTCAGTTAAGTATATGAATCAAGCAAAACAAGCGCCTGCTACTCAGAATACGGCACAACAGCAACAGCAACAGCCCGCAAAACAGACTGGTACAGTTAATAATGCTGGTCAGCCTCTTAATGCAGATGGATCTCCTGCGACAGAGTCTTATGTAGATATTTTACATGTAAAAGAAATTGACTTGAATGAAGCTCCCAATTATGGTAGACTAGATATGCGAAACTGGTATCAAAAACCAGAAAACAGAGCAGGATATATTGAGCCAAGAGCACCAAGAAAAAAGAGATTGACTCCAAAGCAAAAAACACGTTTGGATGATATTTATTATGAAATTAAAGACCTTGAGCAAGAAATAAAAAGAACAATGGAGAAATTTAAATCTCCGACATTTCAAGGTGTAAGGGGTGAAATGGAAGATTTTTTTGGTCAAGTAGGACCACAAGGTGTAGATATTCTTAATTCTGGAGGATATTCAAACGATAAAGAAAAAATTGCCGCATTAACAGCAGCTGGAATTCCAGATGCTAAAGAAATATTAGGAAATTATTATTATTATTATCCTGAATTTAATACAAGTTTAGATGATGATAGAAAAGAAGCTGAAAAATATGCAGAAAAACTCCAAAAAGAAATTAAAGCGTTAGAACTTGAAGAAGCAAAATTACAAGCGTTAGATGAATCATTAGACGAAGGTTTCTCTGATTTATATGCTTGGATTAATCAAATAAAATTAGAATTACAAAAGATTTTTGACGGAATTGACAACTTTCATATAAATAAATTGTTCATTAAATATGAAGACGAATTAGAACATCTGTATGAAAAGGGCATAAATCCTCATAAAGCAACTATTTTAATTTTTAAAAATAACAATATTAAAGATGAATCGTTCAAAAATCATTTTAAAGAAAAGTTTTTGAACGAAAGTATGTATGATCTTGTAGATGCAGATTCGGGAGAAATTCAAAGTCTTAAAGACTATATGGATGCTGAAAATATTTCTTATTCAGAAGATGAAGATGGTACTTCTATAACATTTGATGAAAATGAATTAGATGCTGAATGGAAATCAGTTTTAGGAGATATTGGTTTAACTAAATCCGAGCCGGAAAATGATGATATTTTAAGTGTTGAAGACGATGATGTGGTTGATACACGAACAAAATCAGATGGCGTCGGCGACGAAAACATAGATATTACAACAAAAGATCAACAAATCGATGAAGATAAGGTCTTCTATGTAAAAATATCAGATGAAGCTGAAGAATTTACAGGAAAGATTTATAAACTTTTTGATGATGGAGATTGGAGAGCAGAGATGATAAAAGGTGATAATGATACTTTTGAAAAGCTTAATTATAACCCGTCATACGATGAATTTGATATTATCGCTTTTCTCCGTGAAAATTATGATGATGCCGAAATACTATCTGAAGAAGAGTTTAATGATTTAATTGAAGATAAAAAAGAAATAAAAGAATCATTTTATAATATACCTACATTAGAAATTTTTTTAAAAACAAATTGATTGTTAATGAATATAATATGTAAAAATGAATCATCAAAAAATATATGATAGTATAATTGAAAAGGCTAAATTAGAAAATCGAATTAAGTTAAGAAAAAATAATGTTGATTATATTTATTATGAAAAACACCATATCATTCCAAGATGTCTTAATGGAACAGATGAAAAAGGAAATTTAGTTTTATTACTTGCGCGAGAACATTTTATATGCCATAAATTGTTAACATACATTTATCCTCATAATAAAAAGATAGCATGTGCATATCATTATATGACACTTAGTAAAAGATACGGCTATATAATTTCAGGAAGAGACTATGCATATGCTATAGAATTACATAGATCTATTCCAATATCAAAAGAAACAAGTGAAAAATTAAGTAAAGCTGCAAAAAGTCAAATACCTCCAATGACAGGAAAACACCACACAGAAGAATCAAAAGAAAAAAATCGTAAGTCTCATATAGGAAAACACCACACAGAAGAAAGAATAAAATCATACAAAGAAGAAAGAAAAGGAGAAGGAAATGGGATGTTTGGAAAAGGTTCATTGATATCAGGAGAAAAAAATGGAATGTTTGGAAAATCTGTTTACGATATATGGATAGAAAAATATGGCAAAGAAATTGCTGATATTAAACAAAAGAATACATCAGAAAAGCGAAGAAAATCAATGATAGGAAAAAATAAAGGAAAACTGGAGTATACAAAGTTTGGATAGAAAAATATGGAATTGAAGAAGCTAATAAAAGAGAAAACCGAAAAGAAAAAAGAAGTGGAGTATCATGGAATAAGGGAAAGAAAAATGTTTATTCTAAAAATACAATAGAAAAAAATAAGTGAATCCGCAAAAAACTTATAGAATGCGAATACTGTCATAAACGATGGCACGGAAATAAATGTAAACAAAAATTATTTTAATAAAATGAAATTAGTTAAAGAATATATTAATGAGAAATGTCATATTGAGCATCCAGCTGAAGAACCTGTAGAAGAAGCTCTTAGAGGAAATGGAAACAAAAAACTTAAAAATCAAAAAGAAATGTTAGAAGATGATGAAGTTGAAGATCTTGATGAAAGTACAAAATTAAATCCTAATCTTGGAGGCAAAATTGATTCTAAAACGCATAAACTTTTAAGAAAAGATCAAGATAAACCTGATGATGATATATTTGATAGATATGCTAAAGAAGTTACGGAGCACCACATCGAAACACTTGATGAATTTATTAATAAGATCGTGAAATAGATGTTACAAATAATGCGCAAAGTGGTTACACTGTTAATGAATATATACTTTATAAAATAAAAATTAATGTTACAATTATGAAAAACAATTATGTTCCGGGGACTCTAACTGAGTTTTTAGGTGAATCAAAATCAATAACTTTGAAACGTAAATACGGAGAAAGACCTACTATAGTGGTAGGTGCTACAGCCCCATTACGTAATCAAGTATTATCTTTTGTTGCAGAAAATGCAAGAGTATCTAAAATTGATCTTAAACAATATATTATTGGTTTAAAAGAAGGAGGAGCTACTGTGGCTTCAGCAAATATGTTTATTAGAAGAAATGCTAAATATTTCATAGCTGAAAATAAAAGTGGCATAACATATTTTAAATTATCTCAAATAGGTCAAAGATTAGTTAATCAATTCCAGCCAGCTCAAGAAACAGATGTATCAGAATCTTTATCCGCTAGATATCTTAAAAGAAAAGCAGTTAACGAAGCATTCTCGTCAGTAACGGTTCCATTTAATGGAATTGAAGATGAATTATCAAATCTTGAAAGAGTTGGAATAAAAGCATCGAATGTTAGGATTGGCTCAGGTGGCGGAAACACTGAAGTTACATTAACTGGTGATGAAGATGCAATTCGAAACTATTTAGCTGATTTGTGGGAGATGAATCCTAATGATGAAGAAATAGACGAATTGTTTGAAAGTAAAAAAGTTAACGAAGTATTTGAAGATGAAATAGAAGCAAATGATTTTACAGGTGAAGAAGAATCAGAAGGTCCAGCTGAAGAAGTTGAATTTACAGATCAAGAAGATCCTGAATCTAAATCTGATAGTGATGATACTTTTGAATATGAAGAAGATGATGAAAAAATCACTCTTACATATTATAAACATGGCGGTGTTGAATCTGGTGAAGAAATTGCTGAACCTGAAGAAGACAAAGAAGGATTTGATTTTAAAGACAAAGGACGTCCTGGATTAAATGATGTAGATGAAGCATTAGAAGCTCGTAAAGAGAAAATGAAAATGATCATCGAAAATATAAAAGCAAAAAGAACTGCATCATTAAATGAAAATTCTACTTTATCTTATGCGCATGCTTATCATGTTGCTATGGATCAAAAAGATTATGACGAACTTGGAAAAAATATAAGTAGAAATGAATTTAAAGAGTATTTTAATATTCCTAAAGATGCAGATGAAGATCCTGATTATAAAAGAAATCCAAAATTTGATCTTAAAGGATTAAGTAAAATAAATGAAAGTGAAGAAGATGATGAGTTAAAAGATGAAGATCTTGAAAATCTTGGTGGAGATGATGATACACCCGCCGAAGAAACTGGCGATGAAACTGCAACAACTCTTGATGGCGAAGAAGATAATATGGAAAAAGTTGAAATTACAGAGTTTATTATTACAGTAGAAGATGTAGACGCAGCAATTGAAGAACTTCAAGAACTTGGTGTTAGTGCTGAAAGAGTTCCTATTGAAGTTCCGGAACCTGAAGTTCCAGCAGCTGAAGATACAGAACAACCTGTAGAAGATCAAGTTCCACCGGATGATACAACTAAAGAAGAAAAGTTAGATTTAACTCCTCAGGAAGAAGTTAGAGAATCTCTAAAAGCATTTACACTCAATCTTCTTAATGAAGATGTAACAGGAGATGAAGAACTTGATTTAGGTTCAAGTGATGAACTTGGATTAGGAGATCAAGGTGAAGAGGCAGCTGAATTAGATGCACCACCTGAAGAAGAAGTTCTTGACCCAGTTACAGAATTTGAAGAAAACAAAATTAAAGTTAAAGCAGAAGATTGGCCAGTTCTTAAGCCTTGGCTAGAAGAAAAGGGTGCAGATGTAGCTGAAATGTTTGGAGGCGAAATTGAAATGGAAGAAGTTTCTGATGATGAAATAGCTTCTGAAGAGCCAAAAGAACCAATTAAAGATGGCGATATTGATTTTTCTGGAATCTCAGATAAAGAACAGACTAAATTAAAAGATGATGACGAAGATGATAAAAACGACAAAGATAAAGAATAAAATTTGCGTATCATAATAATTTAAAAGGGAGCCACAGTGCTCCCTTTTTTATTGAATATATAAAATAAAGAATAAATATGAGAGCATGAATTATTATAAAATATATAAAAATATAATCGATAAGGCAAAATTAGCAAATCGAATACGTTTAAAGAAAAGTGCTATAGATTATATTTATTACGAAAATCATCATATTGTACCAAAATGTATGAATGGAAATGAAGATTCGAATAATAAAGTACTTTTAACAGCAAAAGAACATTTTCTTTGTCATAAATTGTTAACATATATTCATCCAAATAATAGAAAATTATCCTATGCATTTTTTTACATGACATGCAATAAAAGATACGGAAAACTTATTTCTGCAAGAAATTATGCATACGCAAAAGAATTATATGCATCTTTTTCAGTGCCTATAAGTGTAAGGAAAAAGATTAGTAAAGCTCTTAAAGGCATAGATCATAAAGGAGAAAAAAATACTATGTTTGGTAAACATCATTCTGATAAATCTAAATTACAATTAAGTAAAACCCGAAAAGAAAAAAAAATGTGGAGTTGGAGAAAAAAATTCAATGTATAAAAAAGGATATTTAATATCTGGTGAAAAAAATGGAAGGTTTGATCATACAATATATAAAATTAAAAATATAGAAACAGAAGAAATACTTGAAGATTATACATATAATTTATTGCAATTGCCTGACATGAAAAGAAATTTACGTAATCTTTTAAAGGGATATTCTAAACAATATAAAAATTGGATAGTATTATGAGAGCTAAAACAGTTCATAAACGTGCGTATTGTTTTAATCTTGACGACACTTTAATACAAACAGATGCTAGAGTTCATGTTCATAGAAACGGAGCACATTATAAATCATTAACGCCTAAAGAATATAATTCCTATGTCAGAAAGCCTGTTGATCAATTAGATTTTTCTGAATTTAATGATCCTGAAATGATAATTAATGCAAAAAAATATAAGATGTGGCCAGTACTAAAGAATGTTAATAGCGCTATCAAAAGGCGTATGACTACTTCAGACATATTTATCTTAACTGCGCGATCAACTCCTCTTAAGCATGCTATATATGAGCTGCTTAAACAGAACGGTATAAATATTGAGATTGATAATGTAATTACAATGGGCGATAACAAAGGCGATATAAATGTAGCTAGCGAAAAATACAAGATACTTAAAAAATTAGCAGATAAATATGATGAGATCTTATTTTTTGATGATAATCCTGAAACTATTCAATTGGCAAAAACTATAAAAGGTATTAGAACTCGATTAGTAGAAGGAATAAATAAAATAAAATTCAATAAATGAAAAAACTTGTAAGAGAAGATTTGGGTGGCGTTAGTGCTCCAATGAGCACTATAGTAAATACACCAGGTATGGGTAATGCTGTTCCTGCTTCAGGAAGTGGAATCGGTTCAGGAGATAATTGGGGAAATACTATCAACGGAAAACCTTACAC